CAGTAGTAATGGAAGCCGAAGCTCCTATTAAGGAATGGTATGCTAATCTTGCCGATGACTTAGATGATAGTTTATTGGGAGAGATAGCAAATGACGTTTACAATAATTATGATTCAGATAAAAATTCCCGACAGGAATGGGAATCTATGTTTGAACGAGGCTTTGATTTACTTGGCTTAAAGATACAGGAATCATCGGAACCATTTGAAGGAGCATGTTCAGCCGTGCATCCACTATTGGTAGAATCAGCCGTTAAATTCCAGAGTAAAGCATCACAAGAACTCTTTCCATCAGCAGGGCCAGTTAAGACACAGATACTTGGTAAGTCTAATCCAGAACGGGAAAAGCAAGCTAATCGTGTCAAGAACTTTATGAACTATCAGCTTACGGAGCAGATGCCAGAGTACTTTGACGAATTTGAAAAGATGTTATTTCATCTTCCCCTTATTGGTTCTGCATTTAAAAAAGTATATTACGATGCAAATTTAAAACGACCTGTATCTGAATTTGTACCTATTGATCAATTCTACGTATCCTATTATTCCAGTAATTTATCAAAGGCAGATAGATATACACATGTAATCTATCGAAGTCCTATTGATCTGGCAAAAGATATTCGTTCAGGAATATATTCTGATACGGAATTACCAGCAGCTACTGATCCACAACCAACGGCATTTGCCTCCAAGATGGATACAATATTAGGGTTCTCTCCGACACAGGATACTGATCCACAATATGTTTTATTGGAACAACATTGCTATTTGGAAATAGATGAACCAGAAGCAGAAGATGGAATTGCACTTCCCTATATTGTAACAGTGGAAGAGCAATCAAGAAAAGTTTTATGTATTCGTAGAAACTATAAATCTGAAGATCCGAATAAAGAAAAGACAAGTCACTTTGTCCATTATAGATTCGTACCGGGGTTTGGTTTCTACGGGTTTGGCCTTATGCATTTCCTTGGTAATCTTACCATGAGTGCAACAGCAGCAATGAGAAGTCTCATTGATGCAGGTCAATTTGCGAACCTGCCGGGAGGATTTAAGGCAAAAGGCGTTAGGATGGTTGGAGACAATGAACCTATCAGTCCCGGTGAGTTTAAAGAAGTTGAATCTACAGGTATTGACTTGGCGAAGGCTATCGTTCCTCTCCCGTACAAAGAGCCTTCCTCTACATTGTTCCAAATGTTGGGCTTTGTAACTCAAGCTGGTCAGAAGTTTGCCGATAGTACAGAACAAATTGTATCGGAAGCATCTTCCTATGGTCCTGTAGGTACAACGATGGCACTACTGGAAGCATCCAGTAAATTCTTCTCGGCAATCCATAAGCGATTGCACAAAGCACAAAGAGATGAATTTAGGATCTTGGCTAGAATCGACTACGATTATCTCCCAAGTGAATATCCGTATGATGTGCCATATGAAAGTCGGAACATTTTTAAATCCGATTTCGATGGAAGAGTGGACGTTATCCCCGTCAGCGATCCCAATATTCCATCGAATGCTCACCGCCTTATGATTGCACAGATGGCTATGCAAATGGCACAGCAATCACCCCCCGGTATGTTTAATCTGGAAGAATTAAATAGAACAATATTAAATGCTGCCAACATGCCGAATATGGAAGAGATACTTCCACCCAAGAAAAAACCAAAACCTCTTGATCCGATATCGGATATCATGGCTGCAACAAAAGGAATACCAATTGCTGCCTTCCCCGGTCAGAATCATGATGCTCATGTACAGGTAAAAGGAGCATATTTACAAGATCCTATGAATGGTAAGAACCCTGCCATGCAACGAATTAAACCTGTATTGGAAGCAAATATTCAGGAGCACATGGTTCATAAATATCAGGAACAGGTAAATGGTGTTGCTAAGATGGCATTGGAACAGATGCCAGAACAGACTCCAGAAGTTATGGAAGGAGTAATGGCCTTTGCCGCACAACAGGTATTAAATGCTAATCAGGCTATGGGACAAGTACAGTCTCCTGAACAACAATTAGTTGCACTGGAGCAAAAGAAAGTTGAGCTTGAACAGCAGAAATTGCAATTAGATGCTGCACAAAATGCGGCTGAAGCTGCATTGGATGCACAGAAACTTCAACTGGAAGAAGCTAAATTAACCAAGGAAGCAATGGAATCAGGACAATCTGCCGCATTTAGACAAGAGAAATCTGATCTCGACAGAGCTAGTAAAGAAACAATGAAGACATTGGAATTGCTTACAAAGGTTACATTGGAAGAAAATAAATTAGAATCTCAAGAATCAATAAAAAAGATGGAGCAATTAATTAAAGCAGCTCTGGATGAAGAAAAACTTGATTTAGATTATGAAAGAATCCGAACCAGAGTTTTAGAGAAAGCTGCTAGTATAGATAAAGATAAACAAATTAAAATGGCTGAACTTGTAAGTAGTTCTATTAAAGAAGAAACCAAAAGAAAAGGAGATTAAGATGCCTAAATATGGAGGAGTACATTACCCTAACGATGAAAAGGGCAAGACAGATGGATACCCGACTCATGTAAAGCTAGATAATCGTGGCGTTACAAAGAATGGATATCCAGAACATGTTGCCAACGGTGCTCGTGGCCTGTATGGTGATTGGACGAAACGATCTATTGATGATGGTGGAGCAGGTGTAGATCCACAAAAGGGTGTTTTGAATGAACGACCAGATTGGTCATGGAAAATACCAAAACCAACTAGAACATAAGGAGAATATAATTATGTGGACAACCCCTATTATAAAAGAAATTGCTATGGGCTTGGAAATTAATTGTTACATATGTGCAGAACTATAATCTTAAATGGAAATTTGGGATGAGGTTATAAAAGATTATAATGAAGAATTAAACAAATTAAAAAGTCTTATGTCAAGTGGTAATGCTGAAAGTTATTCTCATTATCGACAACTAGTAGGACATATTCAAGGAATTGAATGGTCCAGAGAAATTTTTACAACAATTTTAAAACGTCGAATGTATGACGAAGAGGAGTAAATGCAACAGGTACATTTAGGTAACGCTATTAAAAACGATATGTGGATTACAGAGGATGAGATCAAAGATCCAGATCCTCTACCAGAACTACCGGGATATCATATCCTGATAAGACCAGTAAGTATAAAAGGAGTAACAAAAGGAGGTATTGTACTTCCAGATTCTACCAAGGATGATATGGCATATCTTACCACGGTAGGTAAAGTTCTATCTTTAGGAGATCTGGCATACTACGATCCAGAAAAATTTCCAGTATCAGAATATGATATAAGAGATAAAGAGGACGAAAGACTTCCTGAAGGAGCATGGTGTAAAGTAGGAGACTATGTATGTTATGCCAAACATGCTGGTCAGAAATTATTCTATAAGTCGGTAAGACTTATTTTATTATTTGATGATCAGGTTATCTGTAGAGTAGAGCATCCAAGAGATCTAGATCCTACATTTAATTTAACATCTGGATAAATATAATACTTGCATCTTTGTATAATTTAGAGTATAATAAGGTATTAACGTAAAACCGTATGCTTCGTAAGCAGCGAAAGGAATTGAAATGATTGATAAAGAAGAGTGGACTGAAGTAGAAACTGTAACTTCAGATAATGAAGAAAATAAGGTTGAATTTGAAATAGAGGCAGAAGCAGAGGCTCCTTCCACTACAAAGGAAGCATCTCCTTCTACTACAGAAGAAGCATCTTCTCCTTCTGAAAAACCAGAAGAGCTGGAAGGCATTGAAACAAAAGGTGCTCAGAAAAGGATTCGACACTTAATTAAACAAAGAAAAGATCGTGATGAACAGATTTCACAGCTTCTACAACAAAATGAAGCATTAACTGGAAAACTGAGCACACAAGAAAAAGAATTTACCAATATCAGTAAATTGAATATAAATGCAAATGAAAAACAAATTACTGATAAACTCGAACTTGCCAGAGCTGCATATAAATCAGCTCATGATGAGGGAGATACATCAAAAATACTGCAAGCACAAGAATTTTTAAATGAAGCACAAAATGATTTAAAAACTCTTGGTGTAACAAAAGCACAGTTTGAACAAGAACCTAGTCAAGAACAAGCACAGCAACCTACTGTTCAACAGCCACAGCCACAAGCACCAGATCCAATGGCTGTAGATTGGTCACAAAAAAATAATTGGTTTGGACAAGATAGGATTATGACTGCTGCTGCTCTTGCATTAGATGCAGAATTAAAAGAAGAAGGGTTTAATCCAAGTGATCCAGAATTTTATAAAGAAATTGATAGCAGGATTAAGGAAGCATTTCCGCAAAAATTTAACGATTCTGTCAATCAAAGTTCGGTGCAGGAACAACCGTCTAAACCTGCTCAAGTGGTAGCTGGAGCGTCACGTTCCACTCCAAGTCCCGGTAAAGTAAAGCTGACGAAAGAAGATGTGAGGCTTGCTCAGAAGTGGGATATACCACTTGAACAATATGCTGCTGAAAAGCTAAAGGTAGAGAATGCCGATGGTGAGTACACAGCAATTAAAATGTAACGTGGAGGTGAAATTATGACACGTATTGAAGAATCACGTAATTCTCAATCAAGGGAAAACGAAACCAGAGAAGAAACAGAATACGTCTTTGAAGAACCAAACGCAACTCATATACCTCGTGGAGTTGAAGAAAGATTTAAACAGCAAGATATGTCTCTTGGTTGGTTAAGAATCCTTCTTAATGGTCAGGACGATTATCAAGAAATTGGTAAGAAGCAACAGCAAGGATGGGAATTTGTTACTCCTGAAGAAGTACCTGAGATGGGAGCAACTTCTGTCGTGAGAGAAGAAGGTCGCTATGCTGGAGTTGTCAGTCGTGGAGACATTGCTTTGGGTAAAATACCCACAGTCAAGCTAGAGGCCAAACGACGCTTTTATAGAAATAAGGCAAATGAGATGTTGGAAGCCGTTAATTCTCAATTAATGAGTGGATCTACTTCTAAGATGCCTATTTCCAATAATAGCAAATCGAGAACATTTAAAGGACGAACTCCTACATTTCAGGACTAGTTCTTAAACTATGGAAGGAGAAATATAATGTCTAGTACAAGAGCATTACGTGGCTTTCTTCCGGCTCGAAAAAAGGGTGCACATTATGATACTAATGGAGTGAGTGAACTTATCTCACCCACTACTATTACTCGTGCTCCCAAGAAACTGTACAATGGTGACTTAATCTGTATTGAAGCCAGTGGTACTATTTCTGAATCTATTGGTGCAACTCTCAAGCCTTCGGGTGTATTTGTAGGTTGTAACTATGTAGATACGAATGGTACAC